TCACGAAATACTTTTCGCTCGTCTTCGTTTGCATTGGTATAGTAAGTAGGTTCGTAAGCGCGAGTTTCAACTTGAATCATAATTAACTTCCAGTTCTCAAAAATAATGTCTTGCCATCAGTAGACTTTTGAAAGTCTTCGATAAAGACATGATGCTTATCTTCAGATTCAATTATAGCTTTATCCGCGGCAGACCACAAGTCCCACCACTTAAGGTTACCGCCAGGTAAGGGGATCGATACTGCCCGCTCATGGCCCCAATGGTCTTTATAAACAAGAGTATCAGCATTAAAGCCAGAAGGATCGTAAATATTATTTACTTCATAGATAGACCAAATAGACCTAAAGCTTGCATCGTCTTTAATCTTATCAAAGTAACTAAACTTAACATCAAAATCATCAGTCATATAATCTCCTTAACATACGTTATTATATGCTAAATCCTAGTTACGGTCAAGCGTTACGTAACGGTCTAAGATGTGACTTATTTACTTTACACTGAATCCAAGAATTATACCAGGCGTTACTGTCCTCAAGAACAGCTCGTAACATTTGCTCCTTGGCTTCCAAGTAGTTAGTTACACCTTTAGATGGGCACAGATGAATTATTGTGCGCTTAAAGTTGTGCTCGCCGATGTTTGCGATATCAGTTTTGAGTTCATCAGAAGAACTCCAATACGTTTTCCAGTCTGATTCGACTTTATAAGATTTACGTTTTTTATTAACTTGCTTTCGCTTGATAGACCAGAAAAACTTTTTCCCGATGTACTTCCTACCAGATAACAAGTTTTCGATGATGTAGACAAATCCATAATATTCTCCAGGTTCATAATAAGGTTCACCATTGTATAGCCAATCGGTCATTCGTAATCGTCCGATTCTTCTTCCTCTTCATTATCGATTTCACCGCCACAGAATGGACAGAAATTTACTTCAAAATATGACTCATCGAGAGAATGTTTTAATTTAAAGTCTGCTTCGCAGCTTGTGCAGTTATAATGGTTATTCGCCAATTTGTTTTACCTCTACGTTACATTTTTGTAGGAATTTAATACCCTCTTCACTACGATATGTATCTCTATAAAATACAGATTTAATTCCAGATTGATAGATTAACTTTGCACACTCCAGGCACGGGGCATGAGTAACAAATAAATCTGCACTGTCAGTTGAGTTAGATGAACGTGATACTTTTGCTATTGCATTTGTTTCTGCATGAAGTACCTCGGGCTTAGACTTTTTAACTATCGTACCAGTAAAGTCGGTGTGCTTAATTTCTTCACATACGTTATCCCAACCCGAGGGCATGCCATTGTAACCAATACCAATAATTGTATTTTCTTTTACTATGACACAACCTACCTGAAGTCGCTCGGCAGTCGACAGCTCAGCATAAACCTGAGCTGTTTTCATGTGAGCTTTTACGTACTTTTCTTTCAAGCAGCCTTGCCCCAGACATCATCCCATGACCCGGTGTGGGCTGCTTTAGCATAATCGGTAGCACGGTTCTCAAAGAAGTTAGTATGAGTAGGTGCATTAATCATTTCTTCAACCCAGGGCAAAGGATTCTTTTTAACCTTCATAATACCTTTGAGTCCAAGACTGATAAGGCGACGATCAGTAATATAACGGATATAACGTTTAACGTCAGCAGCGTCTAAGTTATTCATATGACTTATACCAAATGCTAGATCAATAAACTTATCTTCTAGTACAACCATTTTTTCAGCAATCGTGTACAGTTGGCCTTTGAGTTCATCGTTCCAGATCTCTGGATTCTCTTGTATGTAAGTTCTGAATAATTTAATCATAGACTCACAGTGCTGAGTTTCATCGACAATAGACCAAGTTACAATCTGACCCATGCCTTTCATTTTACCGTGACGTGGGAAGTTCAATAGCATTATGAAAGAACTAAACAACTGCATACCTTCAGTAAAGGCTGAGAAGACTGCAATGTGCTTAGCTGTATTTTCTTTTGTAGAGTTCTGATGAGAGATATTTAAAACATAATCATGCTTTTCTTTCATCTCTGCGTATTCCATAAACTCGTTGTACATAGTTTCTGGAAGACCAATAGTTTCAATCAGGTGTGAGTATGCAGCAATGTGGAGAGCTTCCCGTGCAGCAAAACCTAGCAACATCATACGTACTTCCGGCTGTGGGAAATAAGGGAGATAGTTATTAACGTAGCCACCAGCCACGTCAATATCCCCTTGGGTAAAGAAACGAAAGATGTTAGTTAGAAATGTTTTTTCTTCCTTAGTTAACTTCTTCTTCCAGTCCTTAACATCTTCTACCATCGGTACTTCGGTATGAAGCCAATGACTCTGCTCATGCTTTAACCAGGCATCATAGGCCCATGGATAGTTAAAAGGTTTAAACGATGTACGATCGTCTGTAAGTCTACTGGTTAATTTCTTTGTCATTTTTATCCTTCGCAGGCGATACAAACATCACCATCTATAATTGCTTTCATATCTAACTCTTTAATTACTTCTCGTTCGATACGTTTTGATACTTTATCTGCTTTACCAATCTTCTCACTACGGCAATAATACAATGTCTTAAGTCCTGACTTCCATGCAAGGAAGTGTACTGCATGAAGATACTTAATATTGACGTCCGGTCTAAAGAATAAATTAAGTGACTGTGCTTGATCGATATACTCCTGGCGATCGGCAGCATGTTGTACTAACCAACGCTGGTCGATCTCCATTGAGGTCTTAAATACGTCTTTTGTCCAATCATCCATCCAGGTAAGGTGTTGTACTGAACCATCGTTAGCAATAATGCTTGACCAGATTTCATTATATTCATCTTGTAATACTATATTATCATCCCCAGAAAGATGTTTTTGAATAACACTATCTAACCATTTGTTTTTAGTTAGGTGAGACCCGGAAAGAGTATCTTGACGATAGGCATTAGCACGGTATGGCTCGATACTAGGAGAAGTATTACCCATGATAATTGAACTAGAAGCATTAGGAGCAATAGCCATAAGGTGGCTAAAGCGCTGCCCACTCCCCACTGCATCAAGAGCCTCTCCGCGAAGTCTTCCAAGTTGTTGATTAGCTTCATTTAGTTGATCTCTGATGTGTTTGAAGACTTGTTTGTTTCTTCCGACTGCCATTGCGCTTTCCCACGGGATGTTATTTCGTTGTAGAAAAGCATGCCAGCCCAGAGCACCGATACCAATAGAGCGCTCACGTATGGCAGAAAACCTTGCACGCTCAACGGTGGTAGGAGCATTATCAATAAAATACTGAAGTACATTGTCAAGCATTTCAGCAACATCACGAAGAAATAAAGGCTCGTGTTTCCACTCATCGTAATACTCCAAGTTTAAAGATGACAGACAGCATACAGCAGTTCTTTCTTTATCTGTAGGTAGAATAATTTCTGAACACAGATTAGATTGACGAATTTTTAATCCAAGTTTCTTTTGAAACTCTGGCATCATTCTATTACTTGTATCGATAAAATGCAAATATGGTTCCCCTGTCTGCATACGCATATCAAGTATGCGTTGCCAGAGTTCGCGAGCGGATACAACTTCTCTTACTTCACTGTTATGGGGATCAACCAGGCTCCAAGAGTCATCAGCATCTTTATCAATCATACTACGTTCAACCAACTGCATGAACTCATCGGTAATATTAATACCGTGATGTAAGTTCAGTGTCCTCATATTAGGATCACCGGTTGGTTTTCTCATCTCTAAAAATAATAGAATATCAGGGTGAGAAACATCAAGGTATGCAGCATAACTACCACGACGAGTCCTACCTTGTCGGTAAGCGAGACTTGAAGCATCATAAGTTCTAAGATGAGGCATAACCCCAACGCTCTTGTCATCTGATGCACGAATTCCAATTCCAATTCCAACCCCTCCACCTAGCATGCTGAGCCAATTTACTTCTGATAAGGTATTTACCAGCCCGGCTGAAGAGTCATCCAGATAAGGTAGAAAACAACTGATAGGTAAACCCCGGGCAGAACGTCCGAACGAAAGAATCGGGGTGCTATAACTAAGCCAATGCTTAGAAGAATAATCATATAAACGCTGGGCATGTGCTTCATCCGTTCCAAATGCTTTTGATACAAACGCAAATCTTTCTTGCGGCGACGTCTCATCATCACGCATATACGATTCTTTAAGACGCAATACACCCAGTGTATCAAACAAAGCGTCGCGAGAATAGTCTACCGTAATACCATGTATTTTACTCATAGTTCTTATTTTACCTAATTGTTATTTTACGTTATCGAAAATTTCTTTTTGTTGTTGATACCAGTCGATCCAGGCATCGTACTTGATCACGCATTCATGATACAGTGTATAGTTCTGTGTAATTGTTTTTGCAACGTCACTTAGTTTGGATTCATCAGGTAACGTTTTAAGTGGGAGGCATTTTTCTAATAATGTAGCCGGTGCTTGAGGGAATTTGACTGCTATTGGAACTGCTTTAGTAGCACAGCCAGATAACAATATCACCAATGATATGATAATATACTTCATTTTATCTCTTCTGCAGCCTTATTATGTATGGTGATAAACTCCTTAGGTATCTCGCATTGTCCTCCGGGAGCAAACTTAACATCGTACTTTATAATTTCTTTATCCACATACTTTATAATATCTGCACCGCGCTCTTTAACTATCTTTTGCTTGGTGATAATCTTTTCAACGATCTTTGTATTAACTTCTGCACTCTTGACTTCGGCTGCTGCAACCTTAGCTTCTAATTCTTTTATCTTCTCATGTAGATCTTTACCACTGTACATAACACCTTCGAAGAAGATGCCAAATAATAAAATAACCAGACCAATGATTCTAAGTGGGATATAGTAGGTACTTATAAACGGTACTACCTTTAGAAACATGCTGACTAATATAAGCGCAAGTCCCAGAACAGGTACAGCATGCGTGTACCAGGAAGGTAATAAGTATAATAACCACATAGAAAGTTATTTATTATTCTTTAAATTTCTCAACATCTTTTCCACCCAATAAATTTCATCTTTGCTGTTAACCCTGTAAACGTATTATCTTTAATAATCTTTTTAACGTTGTGGCCAGCCATTACCATTTCATTAATATCTTTTTCCGCAATCGTTTGCGGCCATAGAACTACATTATAACCTAGTTCTATGTTCTTTTCAATCAGTTTGCAAACTTCTTTATTACGAGGTTGATTATCAAACACAACAATTAGTTTATCTTTATCAAGCCCGGTTTCATTAAGTTTACCAAATGAAGTACCACCAACGGCAATTGCATTATCTAAAAACAGGCTATCTATAGGACCCTCTACCACGTATATAGGTTTACTCTTGTTTACAGAATCTATACCGAATAAGAGCGGTACACCGTCTTTAACTTTGATAGTGATGTAACGAAGCGCTTCACCGCGTAAGGCTCTACAGGTAACCCCAGATAGCTGATTGTTGTTATCGTAAAAAGGGAGCACCAATCGGGGTTCCTCTCCTTGAATACTTTCTTTATATTTGTCATTTAATTGTACTATATCTTTAATGTTATTAATAAAATAGAGTTGTTTTTGCTTCTCTTTAGGTATTTTTCTACCATTACAGAACAAAACAACCTCATGGTCTGCCGGTAGTGTATCTACTCTATCTAATAACCTATCCAGTAGTTTCTCGTCATCATTTTTAAATACAGGTGCTTCAAACTTAAACTCTGGAACAACGTTGGCAGACTTGTTATGTCCTTCACTGTACTTCTCTAAAGAGTATTGTGAATACATTATGGAGTCTTGAGATTTAAGAAAGTTACCAAAACTTAACGATATGTCACAATTATAACATTTATATCGTAAGTCGGTTTTATATGCGAAGAAATAACCTCGCGCTTTGCGTCTATTCTTTTGAGAGTCACCGCATATTACGCACCTACAGTTATAAGTATTATCCTTCTTCTTCTTGAACAGAGGAAGACGGTTACTTATTAACATAAGATATTTTTGATCAAGGAATACGGACATAATAAAAAAAGGCCTCTTAGAGAGACCTTATTATAATATAAAACTATCAAAAAGGCAAGTTAAATTAGTTTTTCTAACTTAATGTGCGCTAAAATATAACCTATTACAATTGAACCGCCAACCATCATGTAACGCCATTTTTCAATGGAGGATATTTTATCAGCTAACGCTTTATGTTGTTCTGAACTGGCTTTGGCTTGAACATCCAGTTTATCAATAATCTTTTCGTGCTTTGTATCAATGTCATTACGAAGATCGTCTCTCAAATCGCTGATTCGGTGATGAAGTGTGGCATAATTAGAATCAATTTTTTGTTCTAACTTAGTTACGCTACCTGTAATAGTGTCGACCTGGGTTTCAAGTACCGATACTCTGGTCTCTGTTTCCAGATCTGCTTTTGACATTGCTTCTGCCATTTACTTCTTTTTTCGAGGTTTATTCTTATTTACTTTAATGGCAGGAGTCAATTTCTTTTCAGTAACTGACTCTTCGCGCTTTACAAAAGTACGTTTCTTCTTAACTTCTGTCTCAAGAGGTGCACCATTAGGAAATGGCCATACACCTGTAGGAATGGTATCTGGTTTTGCTGTTACAGTTACAGCATCGGTAATTTGATCGTTGAGAGTTACTGTAGTTATTTTAATCTCCTCAACAACCGGGGCTGGCTCAACTACCGGTGCAGGAGCTGGATCAACTACCGCAACTGGTTCTGCAGCAGGTTCCGGTGCAGGAGCAGGTTCTGCCTTATAAGGGCATTCAGCTGGCTTTTCTTCAACTTTAGGCTTACCAACAAAAAATTCTTTAATAGTATTAAACATTTTTAATTACCTTCTTTCGCTTCAGTAGTGGGGGTTGTTTACTTTTAGGTACACCTAGGGTATCAGGTGTAAATCCGGCTACACCAGGTGAGCCAGCATTATTTGCAATAGGGGCTGCTGCATCCTCGGAGTATTGCTTAAATGTATATATCTTTTTCGTATTAAGATTCTCTGTAACGTATTTAATATCTTCAGTTAAATCTGTATGTAATCTATTTAAGTATTGTAGCTCTAAATCGATAGGTTCGCAATTGTTCTGGTAATTTTCTTTTATTAATGATAATGCAGCAGCAAACGTAACTAATTTTTTATTATCAACAGGTACTTTTTCAATAATGC